ATAAAAAAAATATCGCCCTACAAGTTAGCTATAACATTGTGAGTGATGTATGGGTTTCAGCACAAACAACGTGCGATTTCAGGACTATGTTGGGACTTCAGCTTCAGTTTTAGTTTTCTCTTCCTCTGCTTTTTTAACACACTCGCCAAAAAACTGCTCTAAAAATCGTGCCGATTTAACAACAATTTCGTGTGATTCTGCGTTTAACTGTGCCATCCTTGCAGCTTGATATACTGTATGTAGGGCCTGTAGCACTGGATGCGGTTTTTGTTGTTCCATAATCTTCTCCTTTAAAAACAAAATAAGACATAAAAAACATAAGTCAATCATAATTTTTTTTTGATTTTTTCACGCTATTTTGATCAACCATATTTTTGTACGACTGTTTCTCTAATTCTTCTTTAACATCGTTTAAGACTGTTGTTTGCTTTTCTAACTCGATTTTGATAGCTACTATTGTCTCGCTTACTTTATTCATATTATTAACATTTGCTTGAAGTATATAAAAACCGAAAATGAATGAACAAATAAGTGGCACAAGCATAAGTATTATTATTAGCATAAAAAAAGGATTTTTTGACCACATTTTTTCAAGCACTATCTCGGCGGATTCGATGTTTTGTTGTTGCATTTTTATTTTCCGGCTAATTTTTGATAGTTTAAAACCAGAGGCCTGAGTTTTTTTTCTCCAAATTTCCGCTCAAACGTTACGAGCCTGAAGTACTCTCTATTCATGTCTTCGATTTTGGCCCATTTTTCGTTTAATTCTTGATCTAGCTGCGATTGTTCGTTTTGAATAAAAAAAATAGCAAAAATAGATGTAAAAATAATTAAATATTGAATCATTTTTCGCTTCCGATATAAATATTTTCTGTTTTTGTGCATTCTCTTCCTGATGCTTTTTCGTAATACCCGCACATTCTATTAAAAAATGTTTTTTCCGCTTCAATCAACGTTTTTGTGTAGTTTAGGTTTTCTTCTGTTTTTTGATAAACATAATCGACATGCTGAAGAATAAGAGTTTTGTTAGCATTAAAATTATTGTTGTAGTTAAAAAAAGTTAACAAAATCATCACACTCGTAGCGCCGTAAAAAGAAGCTTGCTTATTTTGCATGAAAAATTCATACAAATATTTAAAATAATTAAATAAATTCACTTTTCTTGTCTCTTTTTTTTCTAATTTAAAAAATTCAACATCTAAATTCATTTTTTATCCTTTATGCATTAATCACATAAGACCATGATGACGTCACTTGATATGTGTCATTCACGACGCTTTGCAAACACATAACACTAAATTGCACGTGTTGGCTATCTGCTGCAATCACTGTTCCGGAGTTAAAACAAGGTGTTTTGAAAAAAGTAACATGTCCGCAAACGTCATCAGTATTTGCTAAAGAAATCCCTGTTATGTTGCTTGGCAAATCGCAGTACCACTGAATCATGTCTCCAGCATTTACGCTATCAACGCTTACTTTCCATTTCACGTAACATGTAACAATATTACCAACACGCTGCCACCAACTTGAGAATTTATCAGCTCCAGTAACAAATGGACCCAATGTAGCATTCGGCTCAAAGTTGTACTGCATCGCAATACATGATTGATCGTATCCTGCTAAAGTAACACTCGGATCTACTGTCGGCATTTGTGGCGTCATTATCGCGCGTTCATTTTTTAAACGCAATACTTCGCTTAATCCACCGCCTGCGTTAACATTAAACACAAGACTACCGTAGAGGTGCCCATCATTTACATAATCCCCTGTTCCCCATATCGCTCCTCCAATATGAAATCCGTCTGTAATTGCGTCAGCATAAGTGCTAAAAGCAAGAATGCCCAAAGGATTAGTATCGGCATCGATTGACGTACTTATGTTTAAAAATCCATAATAACTAAAACTATCGGTATTAAATTCCCAGGCGGGGAAAACGCCATCAAACCCGTCCGACCCTGTTCTTCCGACACCAGCAAGCGGACCAGTGCCAGTGCTGCCGATTCGAGTCGTATTTTTTGTTAAATGTATGCCAAATCCGCTGCTGTCTAGTTCAACTTTGTAATAATTATTTGGAGATCCAGCTTCTGTTTTTGTAAAACTTGTTACTACCCTGTCGTTAACCGCCTCTTGAAACCCTAGAGAATAAGAAACTGATGAATTATCCGACAAATATGGAGCGTAAAACGAACTAACTACGCAATCTCCGACACCATAATTATTTGTTATATTTAGCAAAGATGTCGAAGTTGTTCCATCGTTTGTTACTAAAAAAGAACCTAGAAGATTTTTGTCTCCTCGAAAATTTTGCCCTCCGGTGTTTACAACGCCGCGAGCTGCTGCGGAAGCGTCAGGCAGGCTAATAGTTAGTAAGTTAGATGAAATATTAGCTGAAAAACTAGTACCAGCAGCATTTGTAGTAACAGAACTAACAACAGACGGAGAAACAGAAAGCGTAGGAGAGCCACCACCCGTAATTTGCAATCCCGACCCAGCATTTATGCTTGCTATATAATCTGTTCCGGCTGTTGCGGTACTTAAAGTTCCAGTCGTTCCAGTTACTGTGTTTTTAAGTATACCCGTCGTTAAAGCTCCAAGGCTTTGAGCTTGCGGAAGAGATCCGTCGGCTTGTTGCAATATATATTTAGCGCTTGTTGTTGCTACAGTTACCGTTTCCCATGCAGCTTCTGTCCCTCCCGCGTTCATTCTTAAAAATTGATGAGGAGTTCCAATACCAGCTTTTAAGCCGAACATTGTCCCGGTTAAATGCAACGTTATCTCATCGGCGCTATAAGTAATAGTCGAGCCAACTATTACTGCTTCTTCTGGGTATAAAGCTATTGTCATTTTTAATACTTTCTAAGCAAATGTTTTTTTAACAAACGAAGCGTTAAAAGTTCCGGAACTGGCATTTGGGAGCCACTGAAGTCGGAGCCAGTTGCACGCAGTCTCGGTCTCAAACAAAACATAAGTATTTTGTAAATAAGCAGGAACAGTTACACCGTTTATTTTATCAACTACCCCGGCAACAAACTCGGCGTTTATTAAGTTTATCCATGTCGATACATCCGGAGACCCGTCTGCCGCTGTTGTCCCAACTGCTGCTTGTAGGGTAAGGTTTCCGGCAATTCCCGCACCGGAACCAGCAACAAGAAGCGCTAGTTTTGTTTGTAAATCGAATGATATCGGAGTAGAAACAAATCCAATCGCACTATTTTTATTTACTAAAAAATCGGTATCTTTGTTTACCCTGGACTTTGTAAAAATTGTCATTTCATTCTCCCCTGTGCGCCTGGCAATGCGTAATTATTAAATTTGAACCCCATATTTTGGGGTGAATACGGGTACATCTGGTCCGGTGTCTGTTGTTGTTGTTGTCGTGACTTTGCGTTATTTTGCATAGTTAATAAACCGTTGTTAGCATATATGCTATTTGTGTCAATGTTAAATAATGATAGCTTAGAAGCAACATTGTAATCAACTTCTTTTAAGTCCGCATCTTTCTGCAATTGAGCTGTAACTTTTTGAACAATATAAGGGTTTTTTTCAATAAAAACTTGTGTTTCTTTGAATGATGCTGTTCCGTTAAGTATTTTTTGCAGGGTTTCAGTTGGGTACATCACTGCATTAAACGTGTCTACAAAATCCTTTTTTTCGGATGGTAAAGGTTTTGAGCCTCTTATTTCTGGAGGCAAGGCAGACTGAAGAAATTGCAATGTTTTTGAAGCTTGGAGCACGGACTGTTGCAAAAGGTCTGGTGGCAAAACATCCTTTATTTTGTTGTAAGCTATGTCAACATTTGATTCTAAGTGATTTTTAACTAAATCGCTTAGTTTTTTATATTCTTCATTGTAATTACTTACAGCGGACCGTGTGGACAAATTTGATATGCTTGATTTTTTAATTGTTGGAAAACTATTTAATATTGTTGTATTTAGCTTTTTTTGTTCTTTTTCAATATTTTTACCCATAATTATCTTGGCTTTTAAAACTTGAGAAAAGTTCTCTTTGTCAACTTTTTCCCATGCTTTATTTGCGTTTATTCTTGTGTCGAAATCAACGTTATGTGATATGTTTTTAGCAAACTCGATTGCTCCAAGTGCCCATTTATGAGGCATTAATATTTCTGTCGGCGCACCTAAAATTCTTTGACCAGCAGCTTTACCTATCCCAGAAATAACATCTTTTGGTTTTTCGAGGCTTACTTTTCCAGCTTTTTCAAGTGATTGATACCAGGACGCTCTTGTTAATTGAGTTATTTTTTTTGTACGATCAACTGCGCTGTTTACTTTTCTTAATAATTCATCTGAGCCAAAATTCACATCTATCCCGTTGGAAACATAAGCTTCTTGGAGATTTTTCAATTTTTGCGCGTAATTGTTTAATATGTCCATTTTTTGCAGGTGAATAGGGTTTTTACCGGCTCCGCGCAAAAACATACCGATTTTTGAAGAACTTATTTCTCCTTGAACTTTAAAAGCTTTATCAAACGCTTTTTTTGCTTTTATCATCGCACTTTTAGCTTCATACAAGTCGGAAATAGATTTCCCGAATTGTCCCCAAACGCTTTGATCTTTCATAGCGGAAGAAACCGTATCATACGCTTTTGAAAGCAAGCTAATGGAGTAAACTTCATGCGGCTGCATGCCAAGTGTTACTTTTTTCTCCATGAATTTTCCAAGATTCGCTCTGTATCTGTTCAAAGCACTGTAAAATTCTGCTGGAGTTGTAGCTGATCTTATTCTTATTAAATACTGTTTGTAACCTGCTTTTATAGCCTTAGCTACCGCTGAAGACGAATATTGCGCTGCTGTTAAAGCTCTTAACTCTTTGTCTGTTATCGGCTGAAAATTTTCATCCACACGACCGTTTATGTGGTCGATCATATTCTTCATGTCATCGTGAAGAACTGAAGCCTGACCTTTGATTGGCATTGTATCTTCAATTTTATTTAATTCTTTCGCTTTCCATTGCCATTCTTCACCCCTCTCTAGTGTTTTCGCAAGCTCAGGATTTGCAGTTAGGTCGAAGTTTGTGCCATAATTCAGTTTTTTGCTAGCTTCTTCAAATTCCTTGGAATGCGTTTCTACTGCTTTATAAGCATCTTCTAATGGAGCTGCGATCGGATGCACTTCTGTTGGATTTTTAAGCTGATTATGTAAAGCAATCGCGTCATCAAGATCTTTTGTTGTTTTATACGCGTCTTTCCACAGACTTTCGACAAAACTGTTATCTTCCGCCGCTTTTATTGCAAATCTTGCGTACTCTGGGTCTTCTGAAGACTTTTGCATAATATTTTGTATTGCATCTTGTCGCTCTTGATAAGACGTTGTTTTTTTTGAATTTTCTATGTAATCTTCGTTGTAATGTCCTGATTCGCCGTATTCTTCGCTTTGATTTATTTTGCTTGAATTAGTTCTTTCCTGCTCGCTTCTTATTTCAATGTTTATTTCGTTGCTTTTGTCTATCGCGTCTTTTTCTATTGCATTCCCAATTTTTTCTCTTGTAAAAAGACCTGACAGTACTTTTCCAGCAACATGCGTCACACCTCCAAGAACTCCGCCAAAAGCCGCACCAGCCAATGCATTGGAAATAAAACTTGTTGCAGTCACAGGGTCGCCGATTGCGTAGTCGTGAAGAGTTGTTTGCGCTGCAAAAGCGGATCCAAGAAACGCATTTGATGTTATTGGGTTTAAAACACCTTCACCGAACTGTTGCCCTAATTTGTTAGAAATATTTGTTATGTATCCAGCTGGTGTTTTATCAATTGCGCTTTTTAAATAATCTTTTAATCCTGGGTCGATTTTCGCCGCGTCAATTGCTTCGTGAGCTTGCTGAGCGTATGCTTTAGCTGCTGTCATTCCAGCATTTATCTGTTCTTTTGTTAAAGCACCGCCTGATGCTGCAGCATCAATCCCGTTAAGAGACGATTGAGCAGCTATTTGAGCAGCGGAATCCTCTGATAATGCTTCTGCTCCTTTCCCGGCTTCTTTTGCAAATACTTTACTTGCTGCCTCTGTTGCTGCTGTTCCCGCTTTTACAGCTCCGCCGAGTTCGCCTAAGATTGGCACAAGAGCTCCAGCAGCTTCGCCGGTTAACTCTGCGCCGGGGTTCACTTCATACAGATTTTTTAAATTTTCAGCCCCGATCAGTTTGCTTAAAATAACATCAGACAATCCGAGTGAAACAAAACTACTAGCTCCTGCCGTTGCTGCTGCGGCACTTCCGCCAAAACCACCGTATTTTCCTTCTTTTAACGCTGTTTCGTAATCTGACCCGCCTTGATATCCTTGTCCAAGCAAATTAGCGGTAACATTTTTAGGGTAATACCCAAATTCCCCTGACGGTGATATTAACGGTACCCCGCGCTGATCTTCAGGCTTTTCTAAATTTTGTTTAACTAAATCAAAATTAGCATCATTTATCATTTTCTTTGTTGTCCGTACATCGGTTGCGCAGGCAAGCCATGGTTTAATGTCATGATTTTTTGTACTGTTGGACGATTAACAAATTCATTCAAAAATTCATACGCTCTATTTGGATCTTGTACCATAAAATGCGCTGGATTACCAATCTTATCTTCAATCTCTTTTGCTGGAATTCCGGTCAAATCTTCGGCATATTTTAGCATGTTTTTATATTGTATTTCGTCTTCATGGCTGTACTGGCTTCCTGGAACAGGATGCCCAGCTGCATCTCTATTCCTAAACAAAGTATTTAAAGATTCGTTAAAAAGTCGCTGATTTTGCACGATAGGAGCTATTTTTTCCGCTGCTTCTTTGTTTATAGCTATTCCAAATCCTGGTGCAAATCGTTCGCTTGTAGGCCCAAGATCTCGAGCGTATTGAGCTTGTAACATCTGGTTTTGAAAATGCATTTGGTCCAGGACCATCTGCGCTTGGCCAGTCCTTTCTAGCGCGTTAGCTCTTAAAATTACAGGCAAATTTTGATCGTGCGCTATGCTATCCAGCTTACTTTTAACAGCATTAACTTGCGCTACATTTGCGCTACCGAGATTATTAACGCGCATAATTAGCAAATTTCTTTGCGTTTCTGTCAAGCTTTTGTCATTGTCAAGCTTGTCTTTTGCTTGCATGTATTCTCTGTTGTTTTTTGCTATTTCACTTTCTGCCAGACTGTCAAACTGCTGCCAAAACGGGTTTGTGTTTGTTCTTAACAACCCCTGAGAAATGCCACCGGCTATTGACCCTATAGCTGTCATCAATTTATCAGTTCCGTTCATTCTGTTTAGCAAATCGGCTTTTGATAAAAACTTATGATTTTGTACTGCTTCTATGTCCGCTTTTTGTTGCTCTATCGATTTAGATATATCCGACTCGCCTTTTTTTTGCGTATTTTGCAAATCTGAAGCATACTGCTCGTTTAGTCTTTCCATCCTTTGATATTCCGGATACGACTTTTCAGCCTGATTTGCTTCAGCATCACCTTTTTGCTTGTTAGCCTCAACAACCATCCGAGCGCCTTCGTCAGGCGCTTGAGGTATTGTGTAATTGTAATAACCAGGGTCTTGAAATTGATAATTATTTTGCAAACTCGGTACTTTATTGCTTTCTTGTGTTTGTGTTTGAGGTTGCACGTTTTGTGGCTGAAAACCGGCATTACTATATTGCTGCTGATTTTGAGAAACAAAACCTCTGTATGCACCAGCAGCTCCGGGCTCAGATGGCACCATATTTGGTACACTATAGTTTTGCTGTTGCGGTAAAGGCTGTTGATAGTTTTGATCAACAGAAGGCTGATAAGGTTGCTTATCGTTAAACTGCTGATTTATTTGATTTTGTTGGTTATTTGTTCTGTACAGCATCTCGAGCAATGATGCGTTCGGATTGTAAAAACTATTCATTTTTTCTTTGCTCCCTTCATCATTTTTTCTATTTTTTCCTCGATTTTACCGATTTTGTCATGATGTTCAGAAATACTTGCTAGCAGTGTGCTTGTAGCATTTGGTATGTCTATAATTTTATAACCAGTGTTCGGGTCTGTTTTTACCATACTTGCCCCAACTGGCCCCGCTTTTTCAACTTCTTGAGCCATTACTCCGGCATGCATTTCACCGCCATCATCCGCTGGGCTTCCTTGCTTATATTTAAAATAATAAGGATTTATATGGTCAAACATATCGGAAATGTCGTCGTCAGCTGGCTTTAACTTTGTTTTTGCCTTTTCGTCGCTAGTAACTTTTTTAGGAGGATTCGAAGAGCTTTGTTGTGACGGTTTTATTTTGCTATTCCTATACCTCATCTCTTCGTCCTGCATAATTTGCGCAGCATGAGGATTCATATTGTACAATTCTTTTAGATATGGGTGGCTATATTCAAATCCTCCCGTAACTGTTCCTTGTATGTCTTCCTTTGTTCTTATGTCTGACATTACAGCCGCTCCAGCTGCTTGGCTTACTCCGCCAATTACGCCGCCAGCTAGAGCTGCTTGCCTTTGAGCGGCGTTTTCATACGCGTTCATATTAGCACCTTGCGCCGCGTTATAGTTTTGACTGTTTAATGTAGCCGCTTGCATTTGCTGCTGGGCGTTAAACTGTTGTGCCGCTAGATTTTGTTGAGCTTGCTGCTGTGATATTTGCTGCGAAGTTTGCTGATTTACGTTAGCAAGATTGTTGCCTACAAGTCTTGCTGTTAAGGCTGGATTTATCCCATGCTGCGAAGCTACTGCAGCGTTAAATGCGTTAACATTTTGTTGCTTTTGCTGATTCCCATATCTTGCGATTTGCTCGTTCATTTTCGATGTATCGATTTGTTGTGCCGTAACAGTTTGGTACGGCGTATATGTTCTTGCAGGCTGACCCGAAGCTGTTCTTTCAACAGAGTTTAAAATATTTTCACCAGTTTGAAAAACTTTATTAACAATTCCACCCATTTTTATATCTCCATCTCAAGCGTTATACATCCTTGTTTTACCGCTATTATTTTAAAACCATAATTAATTTGCGCTTTTAAACTAAATTCGGGGTATTTGCTAGGATAATTTACAAAACCGATAACTTTTTTACAGCTTTGATTTTTAGCAATTTGTATAATATTATCAGCGATTAAAGCCATTTTTCCTGATTTCCTGTGTTCTTTTTTTACAAAAATATCATGAATATACAATATCCTATCAGTTATTCCATATGTAGCAAAGCCATATTCACACTCAAACACGTTTGAATCATGATATTCTTCAAACCATTCTTTGTACATTTATTAGCCCACCATTTGGCTTCTGCCAACTTTAAAGTTACCTGATTTAAGCCCAACAACAAACTGTATATCAGAGATAGCAAAAGAATTGCCAGTTTCCGAACCAATATTGTCAAACACATCCTCAAACGTCAGAGAAATAGCTTGAACTTTTTGTCTTGGGAATTTTAAGCGGAATTGATAAAGGCTAGTAAAATCACCGCCGTACGGTAATATTTCCCCGTAGCTTCCAATACCATAAGAGTTTTTTATACCTAGTGATTGTTTTGGGTCAAAATATACATAATCGCGTACCGTATCAACGTAATCGTAAGATATACTAACACGGATAACATGTTCCCCTTTCAAGTCACCTAAAAAAAGCATTTCATATATTCTTTTGTAATCTTGAAGTTTAGAAAAGCTCAACCAACCGGTTTGTATAAGCACAGAATAATTCGAGGATTCACGTTTGTAATAGTCTTGCTTTTGTAAATATATTTTACCGTTTTGCAAAAGCGTAACAAAGCTTGCGTTATATATTGCACAGCTAACGCTCGGCAAATTGTTTTCTGTTGACCATGTCTGATAGTAGTAGTCGTAAACTAAGATCGACCCCTCTTTTGTTATGAACTTTACTTTATTTTGATTTAACAACAAAGCTGAATTAACTATTGTTTCTTTGTTGTATTTTTCTACGTCTGCCCCTATATATGAAACCGCAAGAGATCGGTCAAGAATGTAGATACCTTTTAGAGACTTAAACATAATCCCGTCAGGAGTCCGTATAATACTGTTAGGCTCGCTACAACCAACTGGCGAGTTAACTAGCTCTGGAAAAGACAAATTTATGTTATTACCCGTCGCGTCTGCACCGTCACCAGACACTACGTAAATGTAGTCCCTTTTAAAAATAAGTAATTTATCATCTAGTGATGCTAATTCCGTTATTTTTCCGCCGCGTGGCTCAACGTTAAAATAAAGGTATGGGCTATACCCTACACCGACACCTGGCTGATATGGCTTACTGTAATAAACGGCATTAACGTCGTCTGATGGTACACTAAATAGCCTGTTAGCATGCAATGTCGTAACTATGCTGCTTGGTGCGGGGTAATTATCTAAAACGCCGCCGGACGTGTAAAGCAATTCAGCTTGTGAGATATCAGCGGATCCTGTGTCAATAAAAGTAAGGTTAGCTATAGTAAAATACTGATGTATAATTTTTGTAAGCAAATTAAACACATTTCCGTCAGCATCAGTCCGGTAAATTTTTACATATTGCGTTTGTGCCTCGCCGGTTAATTGTTTTTGCGTGAACCACGGTGGAGGCGTAACAACAATCTCTATGGATTTAGCCGTTGCACTGTACGGCGATGTTTTTGCTATTGCTGTAGCGCTTTCAAATACTTCCCCTTTTCCATTCGTCCACTCATAGCACGCCGTGTATTCGTAACTTTTTGTTAAATCAAGACTACCTGTTCCCGTGCCAGATAAAGCGAGATGTATCTGCGGATAATCAGAAAACCCCTGTTCACTGAGCCGTTTTGTTGAAAACTGGAATAGTTTACCAACCCCCATGTAAACACTTAGCCCGCGCTGCCAGGAAAAAAACGGTGCCGTTATGTCATTGTCAAACCTATGTGCTGTTAATTCGTAAGAATACGTAAACTGTTTATTTTGTATAGTTAATCGTGATTCGTTATAAAAAGTGACAGGGTATAAATTATTTTTATAGTCCGGAACTATTTGTGACGGACAAATATAATCCACCCCAGATACACGATATATTTGACGTATTCCGGTTTGGTTTATAACTGTGTCGATTATGCAATAATCTTCATCTAAAACAAAATTATATACCCTTCTTTCTTGAATAGGGACTATATTTGGATTGGATGAAGTGGGCAATGCTATATACTGCACGTTAAAAAAAGCTTTATTGCCGTTTGTGAATAAATCACTAGATAAGCATGTATTGTATAGCATTGTCGGATCGTATCGAGGATCTAAATCTTCTCCCGATTTTGTAAAACCTCCAAAATCAAGATTTATTTTATTTATGTAAGGAAAAGAGCATGTGCTAGATGTTGTCTGATCGTTTCGCCATCTGCTTCTCGCCAAAACGATTTCTCGAGTATTCTGAACATACACGCAGCTATAAAATGGAGCGGTTTTAGGGTCAGAAACCGGTAATTTAAATGTGTATTTTAAAGAGTACGAAGTCATGTCATACGCGAAAACAGTATCGCTTGCTGCAATTATGAATAAATTTAAATCAGTAGCTACAGTAGAGCAAAAAGAAAATTTTGTGAAGCTATCAGATGAGCTATCAACAGGAATTATATTTGTTATTCTGTACAACTGCTGGAAAAATGTATCTCTCACAATAACAGTTGTGTTAGCTAATGCAGCGCTAGCCCCCTCTTTTACTAATAAATACAGCTTTTTATTGAAATACTTGCAAAAAACAGATCTGTCCTGAAAATCACCCCAAACAAAATCAGTTGTTATTATTGTGTTACTTTGCACAACTGCTGTTGTATAATCTATAAAAATTTCATTTAATTGTGTTTTCAGAGTTGTATTTGTTGCATATATATATACGCCTGTTTCAGTGGCACACACAGCAAGAGGGGCAATAGTTGCGGATAATATTTTTAAATCTACTTTAAATATTTCAATGTTTTTTTCGCTATCAAAAACTGTTAAAAAAATACCATTATCAGACTGGTTAATTGTAGTTATGTAGTCGAGGTCGATCCCACTAAGAACTTGCGAAAGAGCTGGAAGCGTATTTATACCTGTTTTTATTGTAAAAGTGTCGTGATGTACATAGCTAAAATTTCCTCTGTCACTCAAGCTATCGCTCAGACTATCGTAAATTGACACTCTATCATTATGAGCTACTAGCAAGTTATCATTAAAATTTGTTAAAGCTTTAAAAGCGTTTGTGTCAATTTGATCTTTTCTTGCTAAACGAACATAACCTGTTGTTTTTTCAATTTGTTTATTATTCACTTGTGCATTTTGTAATTCAAGAAGCTTACCTTTCACCAGTTTAGGATTTGTTTTTGTGTCAATACCCAATTCGAATGACATGTTAACTGTTTGTTTTTGTAAAACCATACTTAAATTCCAAAAGTTTTTTTATAATAGCACATAAATTGTACTTTATAACCTGCACCAGAAGTGTCGCCGTAAAAAACTACACCGTCTCTACAGCATATTGCAATTTCAGGCGAGTGGAAAGAAAAATCTGATCCGAAACTGCATCCCAGTACGCTAAAATCGTCAGCAGTAGTGTCTATAGATGTTTTTAATATAACAGCAGATAATGGCGTTGTCGGTTTAAAAGCGTAAGAACTACGCATAATGCAAGTGACAGATGTCAAGCTGTTTACAGTATCTACTTTGTATAATCTTTGAGAAATACTGTCGTTTTGTGGAGTATCCCCCGTTGTATATCCTACAAATTTTGTTTTTAAAGTATCGATAGTGAACGGATTTTGCTTTCTTAGGTAACCGTTGCTATTAAAAAAATGAAAAAAGTTGTTTATATTAAAAGGATAATCCGCTTCGTTGTAATAAAAATTAGACATGAATAAGCTTTGATTTTCGTCGAATGCTATCATGCTATATCTAGTTTCTATTTTATCATCGTAATAACTTGGACGAATATAGTTACAGTTAATGTGAATTGCGTTTAAAGTTGTCACAGATATGTCGCTTATAAAAGTATCTACGTCATTAAAATACAACGACGTTAAAACATTACCGTTCGATGCTAAAAAATTGTATGCACTTATATCGTCTATGTAATCACAAGTAGCTCCAGATTGCACATAATCGCCTGTAAAACCACCGTCAAATGCGGATGTCGTGTTTACAAATCCCTTTTTAGTTATTTGTATTTCGTTTAAATTACCGTCCACATAATACAAGTCCCTGTTTTTTACAAAAAATGTATTTTTTTGAGTTAAGCTATTGTTTATATTCGAAAAATTTATATAGTTTGCGTTTAAAACCCCAAATCCAGCAAAATCTATCGCTTGCCAGTCGATTGACGCCTGGTTTATGCCCTTGCCGACTGTACTATGGTTGTGGGAATCAATAATGTTAAACGATTGTGTTAATAGATCAGAATAGTTATTTTCTTTGCCCGTTTTTATATCGGGCATCTTCATGTATTTTGTGGGCATTACAAAGCACCCCCGATGCTAATGGATACAGGAAACACGTTTTTTGTAGCGTTTGAAGAATAAACCTGGTACCTTTGGGCCAATGTGCTACCGTAAAAAACAAGCAAAAAATCGTCTCCGTCTTGATACTTATTTTTAAAAAAAGACCCGACATTACCGGAAAAAACACCGGAATTAAAAAATGAAGTTCCACCTGGGGCAAAATATCCGCCTGAAATTTTTATACCGTTCGGAGTATATAACTGAGAAAGAGCCGGTATTACAGTTATGCTATTAACCTGATAAGTCAAAAACCAGGAAAAAAGTTTATTTGGAATAGTTGTTTCCTGGGGAGACAACGGGGCAAAGTCACCGTTTTCATAGGTTATTTTGTTTGTTATTGTGTAACTAGTTAATTGTAAAGGCGTTATAGATCCTGATGCATCACGCTTGACAATTGATGTTATATCGTAAGTACTAGTTAAATAATCGAAATTATTGTCGGAATCGCATATAACTAGTGTGTTTGCAGTAACAGGCGAAAGAGAAGTTATAGTAAAGTTTTGGAATGTTGTACTCAAAGACTCGATATCTAGTGATGTTCCGATATTATTACAGAATAAATTATTTGCTATTAAATATGCTAAATTTCCGTTACTGTCTTGCCAACTATACTTCTGGTTTGTTGAGCTATAGTTCACAACAGCTGAAGTTGTTGGATAATCCCTGTGAATACCCCCCTGCGTTAACAAAACATTTATATTTGCTGCTTTTGTTAATCGTATATAATTGTTGTAGCCATCCAAAAAATAAAGGTCCACATCATCTGTGTAAAAGCTATTTAAAACAAGGTTTGAATTATTTGGAACAAACGATAAGTTATTAACATTTAAAAAATAGCCATCATTAGAAACACTAAAGCTATCGTTTATTTTTATAGTTGCAATATCTATATACAAACCTTCGGACGCGCTAAAATCATGATTGTGGTTATCGATTCTTTCAAAAACAGCGTTTAACAGGTCAGCCCAGGAGAAGGCTGGATCCGTCTGATCCGGAATAACTAACCCCATGTCTGGCGTTATTTTTGCCATACTAAACTCCCTTAAATCGGTTCTAGATACATTATAAAATAATGGGAATAGTTGTCACTTATTCTTTCATTTTGGTTATACATAGCAAAATGTACGTTACCGTTTAAATTCTGATCAATCGAAACTTGTGATGAATAAACACCGAAAGTTCCAACACCGGAAATATACGAATTTATTATTTTAGCGGCTATTTCTGTGAATTTACAAACTAAACTGCATGATACTATATAACCTCTATACTGTATGTCCATCTGGTAATTATTAGGAACAGGTCCCGTCAAAATTTTTATTCTGTTGTTAAAACTTGCGTTATTTATTGTGTAATTTGTAACATAATCGCAAGTGTTTGAAATTGGGAAACTATGATAATTAGGAGCTGTGTCAAACAAAAATGTTCTAGCATCTTTTTTAAACGTGTTTATAGCTGTCTCAGAATTTTTGTTTATGTAAACATATGTGTTTGGTATGTAGCTGTCATGGTAATTTTCTGCGGGTACATTAATATCTGTTGTTGTTTTAAAGTACAAAAATTTACGCAAATCCGACGCAGGAAGGCCGTTATCTTGTACTTTTCCGAGTATAGCTCTGTTTCCTGTGATAGTGTTACATGATAAATTAATGACAGAAAAGTTTTCAGCTTCGCAATTAGCTAAGCCTATTGAATTGTTGTTGTAAAAATAATAAGATTTATTGTTATTTACGTATACCGCAGAAGCTCCAGATGATAAAAAATCCCCCTCAAAACCCTTTATTGCCGGCAAATTTATGCCGCCCGAATTTGTAAACTTTATAGTATTGTCGTTGCCGTCTTTGTAAAAAAAATTTATACCGTCGTCTGTGAAAATACTCCTTTTCAAGGGCACTAATCCGTCCTGTTGAACGACAGACAAAAACAAAAGGCTTTCTGCTGAGTAGTAGTTTAAATCAAAATTTGAGTTTATGTTAATATTATCTGATGATATTTGTACACCATTGTCAAAACTGTGGTCATGAGCATCAACTAACGTTAATGCCCTGTTTATTATGTCAGCCCAGTCTTGCCCATATGTACCTTCTTGCTTGTTTATCTTGTTTGTGTTTTCTGGCAAAACAAGATGCATATTTTTAGTTTTTAGCATAAAAACCACATTTGGAAATAGTTAAAAAAGTCTGTGTCTTGGTCCGTCTTGAACTGTACACTATCTGTGCCGTTGTTTTTTAACTCTATCACGTCACCTGCATTTAGTATTAGCATTTTATGACCGGAAGCAAGGTCCGATGAACCGCTGCTAATATTATCTCTGTAGTACAAAACACTATCTTTTTTGTTGTTTATGTACAATGCTATACTATTTACCCACGTACCTCCTGAAAATGTATTTAAAATACTAAAATCAATGAAATAAATAGCATTTGTTTTGCATTTATATTTCCCCGACATAATATCGTAACACAATAGTAAATCTTGCTCTGTTTTATCAAAAACATACGTACCGTTCGATTTTATCACAGGAAAAGTTTTTTTTATTGCATGTATATTGCATAAATAGTTTTTCCAGTCAGCAATAACGCCCCCCATGGTGTCGAAGGTGTTTTGTATGTTTTGCTGCATCCGCGTTAAAATGTAATCCTGAGCATTTAGCTTTGAAAACTGTATATTATTCACTTTTGTTATTTTCTGTTGCATTTTATACCCAAAAATTGCTCCCAGTGCCAAACGGAAACTGAGCAGCTTGAGACCTGTTGTCAGCTATTCTATCTGGCTCGCTAAAGTCTCTGTCGTCTGACATTTCCAGTATCCTATCTTTAAGCATGAGCAATTCTTGCGCGTTTCCAGAATAATCGCTTTCACTTTTCATCTTTGCCTGGATTGTAGCGTAGCAAACAGCGTACTGCTCAAAGCCACCGCCCCAATCATCGATAGTGTCGCTAACGCTCTGGATTTTTTGGACAGAAGGGACATACCAAATCCTGAAAGCGTTAAACGGAAATGTCGGCGTAGGTATAAAATAAATTTTACTAGCAATTATACGGAACATAATGTTCGTTATGCCGTAAACATATGTAAAATTAAATGGTCGATAGATATTGCGTTCCGTGAACGTAAATCTTCTTACGTTCCTCCACACATTCGGTGAAATCTGTACATCCACCCCACGCAAACGATAATAATCGTCAGGCAAAAGATAGGACTCTTGACCCTGTACTGTTGTGTATTCTTTGATTGTTACAGCGTAATCAGTAACTTGCCGAGTCAGAATGTCGTAAATTTCCTGAACACCGACGTTTAGCCAGTATATGATTTCTTTGTCAGAGATAAACTCGCTATTTTGCTCGTCTGCTGAAGAGCGAACTCGATCGATTAATTCAGAAGCCGCTACTAAAGCCATGCTAGTATCCTCTAAAAAGTTCAAAAAGCGTACAAAAACTTGCACAAGCATTTTTTGCATCTTTTTTGTGCACATACTCAATAAACTCTGACATCTCGTTTTCTATAGCTTTTTCTTTGATATCCTCAATATTATCTTCTTCGTCTTCGGATGAAGATTTTTTATTCATCGCTTCTAGTAGTTCTTCAATCATTGGTTTTCTCCCGTGCTCGGTAAAGTGCTGTCTTGAAAAATAATATGTACTTTCACATCCGGCTTTATTAAAACAGTGCTATCCCCAATTGCAAGATATATTATTTTAGCGCCTTCATTGTTCCAACAGTACAGAAACGGTTCAAAAAGAGGCGTATCTGTCCCAATCGTTACTGAAATAAGTCTAGCACACGGGTCCTTGAATGTTAAAATATAATTATTGTTAACGTATTCCACTGATTTTAATATGTTTTTCGGTCCGAATTTTATATCTGTTGTCATTCTGTCTATATAAAAATAACAGCTTTTTATGTTTGGGTTTTTGTGCTTAACGTCGAAAGATCTTGCTGTTGTTTGTTTTAATGTCATGAGTAATTACCCAGTGCTTTGCTATACATTAAAGTAGCGACAATCGATATTGTACCAAGAGGATCCACTAAATTTCCAGAAAAATCAAACGTATTTATGCGCACAGATCCTGTTGTATTATCTATTGTTGTAATTGTGTCGTAAAATTGACTTAGGCCACTTTTGCATGTCGCGTAACTATAAATAATATTTGTCGGGATATCCGGGTCGCCGTATTTATCAAAATACACGTCATAAACACCAGGACCTAATCTAAAAAAATTAAAACCAACACCGGACGGAGTTATTACAGTTCCGGAACCATTCGCCCTGAATCCCCCGTAACACATGACGAGCTCGGGCGTGTAATTTTTTATAGGATATTTAGCTTTACTTTTATACGCCATTACGTATCACCCGCTGCAGTAGAATTTGTTATGTAAATATTAAAAGAGAATCCCCACTCTGGCTCTGTTGCATTACCGGCATTATTTAAAAAAAATATTCTAAAAGTTCCTTTATTATCAAGCAATTCAGTATTCACGGCTCTTAAATCAGCGTAAGGGATTGGTAAATTATCAGAAATCGCGCAAGCCTCGCATAATCCCATTGTAGGGCTAGAGCCGCCTTTAATTAGATAATTGTCTGTCATAGTTATTGTGTACACACCAGGGCTAAATCTAGTGACTTTATACCCCTTGCCGTCATGCACAATTGGGCTGGTACCATTGCATTTTACCATTCCACTTAGAATAACTACATTATTATATCTTGACGATATATTGTATGTTTGATATCTGCTCATTTAGTTATCTCCGACTATTGGCAAAGAACTATCTTGATAACATAAGAATAAAGTGAAATCCGATTGAGAAAAGCCAAAAATAGTTCCGAATCCAATTAGTATTCCTGTGTTCTGTAGGTTATTAACTCCTACAATTATAGGGGCTGTTGTTGATGTTATTTGCGGTGTTACACAAATTGATAAAACTTTCATGTACGGATCTTTGAATTCTAACAAATACTGTTGGCTACCAGCAACCCATGTTATACTTTTTATATTTGCATCAATTCCGTATTTTATTTCACCAGTATCTTCCACGTAAATATGTGTGTTTTTAACTTTTGGATTTTTGTGTTTAACATCGAATGACCTTGCCGTTGTACCTTTTGTTACCATTTTTACCTCTATATTTTTTTAGGTAGCTGAGAAACGCTATATAAAATAGCGGCTCGCACACTAATATCGCCGTCCGGATCAACATGCGCACCGGTAGAATCAACGCATGTTATATAAATAACGTTAAAATATATTTGAACAAGCGTTGTCAAACCGGTCCCTATAGAATGTTTACAGTACGCAGCAGCATGTAAAGTTGTGCCATCGGCGTAAGCATAATCCCCGGTGTAATAATCGAATTCAACCGAATACAAACCGGCAGAAACTCTTTCTACCACATAACCAGTTCCTGCCGGAATTGTTTGCGGTGGTGTGCCATCAGCTCTAAAGCCGGCATAAACATAAACAATATTTTCAACTATTTCCGATACGGGATACATTGCTTTACTTTTCATGCTTCACCCGCTGATTTTGAATTTGAAATAAAAATAGAAAAAGTAAAGCCATAAGTTGGGTCGGCCAAATTGTCGTTATAATCCCGAAATTGCAAATCAAATCCTTTTTTTGGGACAGTGATTGGCGCGACTAATACTCTTCGCAAGTCAGAAATAAGAAGAGGATTTCCTGCGCCTTGAGCGCATGCCTCGCAAAAAAGCATGTTTTTATCTTTTCCTGTGCCAAAAAAATAATCATCTTTTAAATATATTTGATACGTTCCCACCGCTAAGCGTGTACAACTAAACCCCCTGCCGGCAAAAATTGTTGGCGGAATTGTTTCTGTTTTTACATATCCACTGATTATATCCGTATTGTCGTATCTTGAAGAAACCGGGAAAGTATTATTTTTACCCATTTTATACTCCAAAACCCCCGCAAACAAAAATGATGCGAGGGCTTTAATTAATAGCTTAATAACTGTTATTAGCTAAAAAAACCTACGCCAGAAGCGCCCGGATTGTGACAAGCTAATTGCATAAAAGCAAAGCAACGGAATTCAATCGCGTCCTGATTGTATACGCGAAGCATATCGAATCCATCTGTATCGAACACACGCGGAACTCCGCCGTTGCTATACAATGTCCAGTCATCTAATTTAAGTGCGTAAAATTTATTGATAGGACAGTTTCTGTCATGGATTACTTTAACGTCTCCGAATGGAGTTTGAACAAGTACAGATTTAAAGAAAACTTCCCCTTCTGTTAATTTACCCTTTTCGTCAATTTGTACATAAGCACGTCTAGATTGCAGAGATTTAACAAGTTCTGCAAGTTTGTAGTTATTCATAACTACGTGAGTCGGAACACCAAACCCGTTTGACGCCACAGCTGTGACTAAGTCTAGGATCGCTTCTTCAATTGGCGCTCCGAGTGCGTTGTATCTTGTCCCGGCCAAAGCAACAGGATTTGTTGTTCTGTCAACGCCAAAAAAAGGTGTTGACCCTGGAGCAGAATCAGGAATCCAACTGCCAAGTCCATAAAGACCTGCTGGACTATTTAATGTTGTTGAATAGTCGCCGTTGATAAATAAATAAGCGTTTGCCGCAGGAGCAGTTCCTGAAACCAGGCTTACAGTAATAACGCCCGAATTATAGTCTACGCTTGTAACTGTCATCAAGTTTGTAGGTGCGGTTCCCGAAATTGCTGTTGAGGAAACAATTTGCTGATTAACTGCAAATTTATACGAATCGATTTGATTTGTTAAAGTAATTGTGTAAGGTCCTGTACCGGTAATTGTAGACACAACTCCTAGAACGCTATATCCGTCTCCAAACATTTTCCACGCAACAGTATACGCAAACTGATCCATGTTCAGGTCAATAGTTTTTGTAAGATAACGAAAAAAAGATCCCATGTCAGATTTGGTGTTTTGAATGACTTGGTTTGGAATTTGAGAAATACCGTATTGCAGTGATTGCGTAATAAAAAACTCTGCTCCGGATGTGCCGGTAGCGGCGGCAGCCTGGGCAGCGGAAAATGTTTGAGAAATACCTTGAGGGCGTCCAGTGATAATTGGAATAGGTAGGCTTTTACCTTCAAATCTATTATCTTTCGGCATTAAACCGAATAAAGGTCTGTCTTTGAAAATCGCTTCTTCGACGTATTTTACCGTATAAAACTCTTTTAAATCGTACATAACTGTATCTAAAACTGATGCCATAAAAAAAATCTCCGGTTGTTAAAAAGTGTGTTTCGTTTAATCTTTTTAACGACATCGGAGATTTTACCTTAGAACTTATTACTGTATTTTTTACGTAGTTTTTCTGAAACTTCGCTCAGCATCTCCTCACGAGATTTATACTCTTTTTTAGCTGGCGCAGAAGTAACAGAGCCTACATCTTTTGCAGTAATAGTTGGCGTAACTATTTTAGCGTCTTTTTCCATAGCTTTTTTAGTTTCGCCGGAGCCTTCACTCATACCAAACAAATTAGCAAATTTTTTTGCTGTTTTCAATGAATTTATTAAAGGTTCGTATTGCGACTTTAGTCTTTCTTCAACTTCTTTCGCTGCTTCGTCTAACGAAAGAGCTTTTTTGTTTTCTTTCCAGTAATCAACAATTAAACTATATACTTCTTCTTTTTTATCTAATTTGTTTATAAGCTCATAGTCATCTTGTTTTTCAGATAAAAAAGAATTGATTTGAGATTTAAATGTGGAAACTTTTGAATCGAGGGCTTTTTGCTGCTCTTTTTTCTCGAATTCTATTTCTCTTTGTTCGATTCTCTCTTGTAAAGATTTGATTTCATTGCGCAATTCAAGTACTTCTGGGGATACTTCAATATTTTTTGACCTGAACTTACTTATTTTATCATGATCCCAGCCTACAGCTTGCAAAAGGTATTCAGGATCTTCTTTGCCCTTCTCCTCGATTTCTCTGTACCGTGTTAAAACAGAGTCTCTTTCCTCGAGCTGTTTTTTATACTCCATTTCTTTTTTTCTGAATTCTGCTTCTTTTCTTAAGAAAGATTGCAGTTCCTTACTTAATTTTGGTTCAACTTGCTGACTTTGTTGGACTTCCGCATTTTCTTGTACTTCAGCAGCGGGTAATGTTGCTGTATCTGTTTGTTCTAACATTTATTGCATTCCTCCTTGTTGTGGTTGTAATTGATTTAAATCCTGGCCCTGCATTTGTTGCTGCTTCATAGCCATTGCCATCATTTGCGCTTGTTTCTGCATTTGCTGGTTTTTAATATCTTGCGCTCTTTTACATTGTTCAATAAGCACTTGTATTTTATATAAAACATCTTCAGGCGCTACAACTGTATATTTATAATAAACGTATGATTTTTGAGCAATATCGAATAAAAGATCGATGTCTACCATGCCGTCAAACTCTACTTCACCGTCGCGGACTTCTAAATCGCCCTCTACTAGCATACCAATAATTTTGTTACAAGCATGATATTGAGCGTTTTGAACATCAAGCGAATATGTTGTGTCAGGCAATTGCAAAAGCTCAAGAGTAGTTTGTTGGTTGATCATACCACTTTGGGCAAGATTTTGAACATACTCAAGCTTTTCAGCCGGATTGTCAGGCAATGCTGAAACTGGAAAATCTTTGATCATAAAAGCATCTTCATCAAGATTAATATGCGAAAATAGTATTTTTTTAGAAATTCTATCACCAAAGTGCATAACTCCATATTCGGGATATTCTTTGACGATATCCTTGCCCATCTTTATAACAAGCTCCGCTGCGTCTTTCCACGAATCTTGCCAAGCCCGTTCTGTTGCCGCAAATCTATCGCTTTCTACATCGAGATAAGTATCTATAGCCTTACCTGAATTTAAACCGGCAGGTTTTTTTGACTGCGAACTTAACATCGATATACCAACAACGCTATATATTTTATCTTCCCAAATCTCCATTAGCCGGTACAAATCTGGAGGTATACCCATAATCGGTGCCCATGTCGGAGGAGTACCTTTGTACTTCAAAATACCGCCAATATCAGTGTTCACATGTGAAGAAATAACCGAATTTTCTTGGATGAGAATTTTCGGAATACAACCGAGATACGCTGATTTTTGTATAACATTTGCAACGTAGTTTAACTCAAATTGCATTTGCTTTGTTTCTTCCATGATGCCAATTCCAAAAAAACCAGTCTTATCATGCTTATATCTGTAGACAACAAACGGGAACCATGTGTGAGTATACGGCTTTGTTATTAAGTCGCAGCCAATGATTGTCATCGCGTAACGACCATCTTCTTCTCCTTCAGCGCTAGCCAGATACCAGCTTTCCACAACTAAAACCAACTCTTCCGTTCTTGTTGGGGCTCTTATTAAATCCGAATCAACTGGGGACTGCATGATTTTTTTTGCTTTTTCTGGATCATCTTTAAACTTGTTTGCTAAAGCTGTTCTGTTAACAACTTTCAACTTGTGTACTTGCCTGGGTTCTCTGTATGTCGCTTCTGCAAGGTCAATCATGAAATCGTAAGGAAGTACTCGTTCCCATGCAATTCTTTCTTTATCAGTGTCAAAATGTGCTTGAAGTATACCGGTACCATACACAAACGCGTCATGAGCAAGCTCTGACGCCTTTTTTTTGAACGACGATCTGTAAAACTCTCCGTCAACAAAATCAGACAGATTTTTTGATTTTTGCTGCTGCACAAAGTCGGCGTTATTTGTAACAAACATGTTTTTAGGGGTATTTTGCGTTATTTTACTATGCAATGTGTCGATAGCGCTTGCACTAGCGTTTATACTAAGCCTTGTGTTGCCAACGTCTTGAGAGTATCTATCAGCTCCGTAGATAAAATACGGCTTTTCTGAGTACATATAACCGTATCGCTTCATTTCTCGATAGTAATATGCTTGCGTTGATTTTAAATATTTTGCATAAGCTACTACTTTCGTATGCACATCACCGTCTTCTGATTCCCACCAATTAAACTCAACTCTACTCATTACTAGTAACCTCCCCAGAAAGGATCCTTCGGCAGCGGAATTTCAAACTCTTTTTTCATTTTTTCAGCGTTTTCTAAATTAAGTTTTTCGATTTTCTCGATTTCGCTTTTTGTAGGATACTCTACCATATCCTTTTTTGCTACAAATTTAAGCGTAATGCCATCGCGTTGGTTGATATATTCTTCTACTTGCTGCTTTTTTAAAAACTTAATTAATTTTTTAATATCTGGGGACAGTGTCTTGTCGCTCGAACTCATTTTTTTTATTCCCGTATAAAATTTGTTTTATTTTTTCTTCCTCGGTCATCTCAGGCATAGTTTCATCTGTTTTGTATTTACGCATTTCTCGCCACGCATAAAGAACTGCGTCACAGAGATGGTTATCGGCGCCAGAAGCCTCTTGTGGTTTTTGCTTTGTTAAATCCCATGTCAGATTTTTGGCTTCGTGTAACCACATACTGTCGGCCTTACACTTAAAGTATCCGGCAAGAATATCCGCATTAAACATTTCAATATTCCCTAGTTTTTCGGACTTAGATGCTGCATAAATAGGCAAACCGTAGCGCTGAGTTATCTCTTCCGTTATTTTAAGCCCTAAACCGCCCGTGTCGGCGACTATAGCAATTGGGCTATACTTACTATAAAACTCCTGTAATTTTTCAACCATGGGCGAAATTGAAGACCCGGAGCACTTATACTCGTCAATTAAGTATATGTTTCTATCATAGTTGTTATGAGCGAGTACGGCTATAGCGTCGGAGTCTCGCATCCCGTAATCCACTCCAAAAAAATAGTCAAGGTCTTCTGTTCTGTGCGGAACAGTTTGGTAGACATTTCTTTCTTCAGATGCTTTGTAAACAAGGCTGTCAGAGTCTAGAACCCATTCGCCGAGCCACTCTCTTCTGAAAGTCGGGTGATCTCTATCCCATCCGCGTTCTTTGAGTAAGTTTTGTATGTACTGCTCATTGCTAATCCCCGATTGTATTTCCAGGTACGGATTATCGTTCATTGTCCAGTGAAAAGGCTCAAAGCCTTTAAGCTCCTTTATACCATGATATGCTTCATAAAACACTCCGTGCTGCAAAGGGTTTGGCGTTCCAATTAGTATCAATTCCCCGTTCAAGTCGCGTAGCGCCGGCTCAATGCTATCGTTGATTAACTCTCGAATAAAAGGCGGAAAACGTTGGGCTTCGTCAATTATCACTAGGATATATTTTTTACCACGAAAATTTGACACTTCTGATTTATCCGAACATCCCGATAACCTAATTTGAGAATTGTTTTTAAATGTTATCGATAATTTTGTGTTATTTGCTTTGTACTCTATTTTTTGGTCATCTAGGAATTTTAGGCAATCAGCCCAAATAATTTCTTCCGCGTCTTTCCTTGTGAGTGTTATGTATTGACAAATGCCGTGAGGATTTCTCAAGCACTGCTGTATCATATAGCGCGCAGCCCACGATGTTTTTCCAGCGCGACGCGAGCAGCTTATAGCTTTTCGCTTGCTAACACTTTCAAGTACTTTCTGTTGTTTCGGAAACAGAAACGGCAGAGCGCTCCAGTTCTCGGTCTGGTTTTTTTGATTTTTTCTGTTTGCTAGTCTCTGCAGGTAAGTCCGCGGTGAAGCATAAAATGTGCGCATAAGGTATAACTTGCTCCTTGACTAAAATCCCATACTCAGTAGCTGTCATTTCGCCAAATTTTTGGCTAGTGAAGTAAGAACCATGGTAAATTATTTTACCCTCGGAGTCGTGAATTCTGATCTGAGCATTTGTCTCAAATTTTTTAACTAACACGTACATTTCCTTTCATTAATTTATCTAATAGCCGTGTTTTAATGCTAAATTTAACATTTTTATTTCCGCTAGATATGCTATCAACCAACAGCTTACCAATATTTTTACGCCTAAATAAAGGCTTAACAAAAACTGCATGAATAATAATATCGTCATTTTTTTGTTCATGCAGGCAATAACCAAGCACAACGTCGTCTTTTTCGTATGTTGTTACGCTTAGATTATGTAGTTCAGAGTCTAGCCAAACTTTAAGTATGTTGCGATGTACTTGAAATATAAGCTTTTTAGCAGTGTCCGAGAAGCTGGCGTATATCAAGCCCTTCAAGTCGTCAGGCACTTTTGAGTAATGTTTAATCATTTGCTAACCGAATTATTTAATATTTTATTTCTTGTCATTTTACCTGCAAAACAACTTACTAAAAAATGATCTATTTTTCTTTTCGTATTCAATTTTTTCTTTGAGCTCTTCCCTTAACTCGGATAGTGATTTTTCTGCTTTTTTCAACTCTTCCAATCTGTAATCTAACTCTTTTTTAATTTTTTTATAATATTCATGTTCGTAAACCAGGTGATTTGTTTCATCTTTATCCATTATTTTTATTGAATAACACATTGGCCGCTTAATAATTAATTTTTTGTTGAAGTCTTCTTTAAAAATAATAATATCAACATTTGTACTATTACAAAAAGAATTAATCCTATTATCAAACTCTGATTTAATGCTTACTTTTTCCCCGGTACAAAAATCAGGATATTCAACTTCTTTAATTGTATAAACAGAAAACAACTCTAGTAAAATATCTGATTCACTTTCTCTTAAAATATCAATTTTAAATTTAATATCTTTAATATTTTTCTTAGATTCTAAAATCGAAGATTGTAAATACTTTATGTAGTTATTATTTGCCATCAGTTAAAGCTTTCTTCCCATATAGTTTAGTTAGTATCTCTTCAGCATCCTCAGGGCTTAATTTGCTTGCAATGAGAGCTTTAAGCTCAAGGTCCTGTCTTTTTAGCTCAAGAGTTTCACGTTTTTCGCGCTCCATCCAATCGCCATGCACTTTTAAATAAAATTGTCTGGCCATGGTATCGGATTGTTCAACTAGCTCTTGCGCAACTTTTGCCACACCAAGACTTCTGCCTTTACTTATTGCCTCTTTAAATTCGGCGTTTTCGTTGAGATATTTATAATATTGAGCTTGAGGGATATCTAGTGCACCAAAGATATGTTTATCAAGCAAACCTAATTTAGCTAATCTATGGGCTTCTTTCACTTTCCTTGGCCAATCATCTTTCTGGTCTGTGCGTTTTCTCCCAGCTTTTCCTGGTATAGTCATTTCATTCCTCCGATTTGTTTATAATTTCAAGCATCTCTCTATCCCCGATCGAATGATCTTTAATTAAAGATTTAAGACCATAATAAAAATCTCTTTCTTTAATATTTTCAATATCATCACAGAATTTATAGTCTAAATAAAAATATCCGCTATTTTTAATTTTCATTCGCATTTCTTTAACAATATTTATCAATTCCTGACTATCTTCTTTTATTTGTTTCATCATGTTTTTTTCTGATTCCATTATCATCATCACTCCTTATGATTATTTATAGCCTCAACCTCTTCGTCTGTTAACTTCGCATCAACAGCGTGCTTAAGATAAACCTGCGCTTCATAAGCACTAAATTTTCTGTCATTACCAATTATCCGCCTAAAATCGTACACTTTACACAGGTCTTGAGCCGAGAAAACCGTTAACTCCCTCATTAAATTTTCCATGTTACCGTGCTGCTGCTTGATTTCATCAAACTTTTTAATAACGTTTTTAACGCTGTCTAGAACGGACATAATTTCAAATATAATTGAACTTTGCCGCATCGTTGTGTTTGCCAGTGCCCCTATTTTTTCTAGAGCTGAGTCAATGTTTTCATTACTCATTGAAGCTCCTTTAATTTCTCATCAATTCTTTCAATTATTTTTTTATAGTCTATAATATCAGAAAAACACAAAATACATTCTATTTTTGATTTTACTTCGTTCAATAATAGTTTTTCATCAAATTCGTCATAAATCTTAACCTCGACACTTTCCAACATTTCTCGATAATTACCGATTAGTCCTATTAAAATACAATGATTACAATCACTAATTGATTCATAATAATCCAGAATATACGGGCATCTCACAGAATTTAATATACCGCAAACTTTATTAGACAGATCTTCCAATTTTTTATTATCACTCATCGCTATCTCCATATTTTTCTTTTAGTTTTTCTTCGACTCTATTTTTAACTCCACGCCAGAAATCATTAAAGTCGTAATCATCTACACCATAACTAGTAATTATGCGTAAAATAAATTTTAAACTTTTTTCTTCTGATTTATTTTCATCTTCATTCATTGGGAATTCAATTGGTTCTCCAAAAAATCTAATACACATTAATTGTTCACCAATCTTATTATCCTCTATATACGATATAGAAAAAGGACAACCAACCGAATTAAAAACCCTACAAATTTCATTTGCTTTTTGTTCATATTTTTCAATATTCAACATAAACCACCACTTTATTTTATCATTGTTGTGACGCAATTTGTAAAATAATGCAATCTCATGGCGTCATAAAATCTATAGATTTTACAATTGTTTACTTCAAACAATTCATAAACCTCAAATTGATCTTTACTTCCTTTTTCAAGGACTTTAACACCGTGTTCCGCACACGACGAAACTAATAAAGATAATAAAATAAATATTAAATATCTATTCATAAACCACCTATTTATTCTTTTCTAGCAAAACGACTAATTAAATCAAGATGTTCTTCAATCAAAAACTCAATCATTTCTGTTGATATTTCCATCGTTTTATTTTTTTTTGTCAGAATTTTTACAAAATCATTTTTCTGAAAATCTATAAAACATGGATCGCATTTCTTTTCTTTTTCAATCATTTTATCTAATTCTTTTAATTTACTAAAACATGTAGAAATTCTGTTTTGTAAATAAGCATCCAATTCTTCGTCGATAACACATATAAGCGCATCTCTAATTTTTTCAAATCGAATTGAAAAATCATAATTTGATTCTAAAAATCTTTTAATATTATATAATAAAATTTCTTTAGTATATTTTTTTTCTGTTTCATAAGTTAAAAAAATTAAATGATCACCAAGTGTAAAACTATAGAATCTCATATTAGAAGATTCAAAATATTCATATTTTACATTAAATCCTGCTGAATCAATAATATCTTTCACATTTTTAAAAACTTTATCGTTTTCTTCAAATCGCTGTTTATTTACTCTTGATATTAAACATTTAATATCAAAAAATAAATCCTCAACGTTGTGTTTTTTATTTAAATTAATAGTTGCAATGGTTGAGAAATCTTTGCAACTAATATAAAACGTAGCATTATTTTCATTTAAATTAATTTCATAACTTGTATTAAATCCTAATTCACTAAGTCTATCACAAACAACTTTAAGTATTTTTTCATTTTCTTCAATAATATTTTTGTTTTCTTTTTGTTTAAGTGTTTTAAAGCATTCTTCAATAAGTCTTTCGAAGTTTTCTTTATGAAGACGCTTGAAGCTTTCTTCAAAGAGACATTGAAAAAATTCTTTATTAATATTTCCGTATTCTTTTTCTTTAAGTTTTATGAAGTATTCCTCAATATTACCATTTAAATCATTAAAAAAATCTTTACTATATTCTTTTTTTTCTTCGTTTTTCATTTTCCCTCTTCAATTCAAAGAATTCATTGAATCCAAACAATTTTTAATCGACATTAAATCATCGCTATTGAGAATGTTAGATAACTTTTTGTTATTTAATTTCATGGTTTTTAGTAGCCTAACTTCCTCATGAACGATTTTTTTTGTTTCTGCTTTTGAGCATTTGTCGATCATGTTTAAAATTTCTTTCAAAAATTCCAGTTGATAATCAATCAGCTCGTTTTCAAAAGAAATTTCGTCCAAGCAATCATCTGCTTTTTGTCTAATTTTATTTATTTTATTGTCAAATAACATCAAAAACCTCTCTAAAATATAGAACATTTTGATTAAAAAGTCAATAGTTTTGTACAAAAAATTTAACAAAATTTAAGTTATTTTTTACAAATATCATTTTTTTGTTAAAAAAATCTATCGATATTTTGAATTTCGATTCTTTTGGCTCAAATTTGAACGATTATAGATTTTGGCTACATCTGTATATGTCGATGTATAATCTTTCAATCTAGGTGCATTTAAACGATTCCTTGGGTATGTTTGTACGTCTATGTCAGGTCCATCCCTTCAAGACGGTTTTAACCTGGCTTAATTCATTTCAATTTTTTTTAAGCTTGTCAAACGGGTGTAGTGGCCGACGTTTCCACTACTATGAACGAAGTGAATAGTAGTGTTCTTTAAGTTTGTATTAAGAGTTAGGTGCAGTTTTGGGAGTCAATGGAATATTGATTTTTCAATGTTTTAATAACGTCGTTTGGTTATTCCACCCCCCGTTTTCGGGGGTAAGCACCCCCCGTTTTCGGGGGTAAGCACCCCCCGTTTTCGGGGGTAAGCACCCCCCGTTTTCGGGGGTAAGCACCCCCCGTTTTCGGGGGTAA